GTAACTCCCTGTATGCCAGTAGCACCTTGCGACCCTGTAGCTCCTTGCGGGCCTGCAACCCCATCAGAGCCTGTGGGTCCCTGTGCTCCTGTAGCTCCTTGCGGTCCTGTTTCTCCCCGACTACCCTCTCCATATCCTGTAGCTCCTCTTGGGCCAGTCGGACCCGCTACAGTAGAATCGGCTCCTGTGGATCCTCTCGGCCCAGTGACTCCTTGTGGGCCAGTAACTCCCTGAGGACCTGTTGGTCCAGCGGCTCCCGTAGATCCAACCGAACCAGTAGGTCCCACCCCTCCTGTTATTCCTTGAGCTCCTGTTGGCCCCGCTACAGTAGAATCAGCCCCTGTAATTCCCCTTGGGCCAGTAGCTCCCTGGACCCCTGTAGCTCCTTCGGCTCCAGTAGCTCCCTGGACCCCTGTAGGTCCTTGCGATCCAGTTACTCCCTGAGACCCCGTAGACCCCTGAGGACCCGTAGCACCACGGACACCAGTAACGCCTTGCGCTCCAGTAGCCCCCTGATCACCAGTTACCCCCTGAGACCCCGTTGGACCTTGTATTCCAGTGGCTCCTTGCGATCCAGTAACTCCCTGTGATCCCGTGGCCCCTTCGGCGCCAGTAACACCTTGAGGACCTGTGACACCTTGTGCTCCAGTTGATCCTTTCGCCCCAGTAACACCATTAGCTCCCGTAGGTCCAGCTACAGTAGAATTAGCACCCGTAGGCCCTTGAGGTCCTTGCTGACCCGCAACTCCAGCTCCTAGCTTTTCAAGCTCAAACGTAGCCTCCGATATATATGTTACAACATTTTGAGTACCCGTGTCCCCTGCAAATATTTCTACATAGTCGTTGGCAGATAGAGAGACAACCCTAGATACGTTGGCTGACATATCATGGATTCCCTGGGTTCTCCTTATATAGGCTACAGATTTCCCACTAATTTCAACTCCGTTTACAAATATAGATGTAGCTGGAGCCGACCGCACGTTTCCTGCTTCCGACCCATTGGACAAAAACATGCAGTTTGCCGTAATCCTATATAAGCCAGAACTTAAGGCCGTTATTCTATTATTAGTTGTAGAAACGCTTATCTCGCTACCGTCTAAATCATCCTCGGTATTGAAAGATACTTTTTGTGGAGTGGTCGAATTAAAGTCCTGTTGACTACCTCCCCCTGCTATTACGTCTGACCCCATAGACAGCCTTGCGTAATTCACGTTAATGCTGTCGGCAGCCGCTCCAGTAACTCCCCTTGGGCCAGTAGCTCCCTGAGGTCCAGTAGGCCCTACTACTGTTGAGTCAGCTCCAGTCGGCCCTGCAGAACCAGTAGATCCCTGAGGTCCAGTAGCTCCCTGAGGTCCAGTGGCCCCCCTAGGTCCTGTAGTTCCATTACTTCCGTCTGCTCCTGTTGGGCCTGTAGAGCCCTGAGGTCCAGTAGCCCCTTGAGATCCAGCAACTCCTTGAGACCCAGTTGCACCTTGAGGACCTGTAGGTCCAGCCCCCTGAGGTCCAGTTTCTCCTCTAGGCCCTTCTACCGTAGAAGGAGTTCCAGTAGCCCCCTGAGGTCCTGCAGGTCCTTGAGGACCGATAGGGCCAACAACTTCTCCTGAAAATGAACCAGCATCTACAAATGTGGACGGGTCAACAGAGATTGTTTTAATCTCATTGTTGTTTTCAGCTATTACGCTACTTGAAGCCGTTATGTCTACAGAGACAACAGGCTTGTCTGAGATATATACTTTAGCTACATCTAGCGTAGACGAAACATCAACTGTCGTTACAACCCTGTCAGAAATCGTGATAGTGGATTCTGCGGGCTGGCCTACTTCAGTTGTCCCCCCGTTTTGTATTACTACTTTTATGTCATTAGACGACTGTGACATCCTCGTTTACCTTAAAGGTTCCGTAAAGGAGTGTTTTGACAGTTCCGTTAGTAGTTGTTTCTTGAAGGTCATACACGTAAAGACCCGCCATCACGCTTTCCATACTGGAGTGAGCCTTTGTGATGTTCATCTTAGAGTCTGTCTTTTGCCCGTCTACAATGTTCACTTCGTCGTCGTCACTGTCCATAGACAGAATTGGTGATCCAGTAGCGGTGTCAGTCTCTCTTACTTGAAGTACGAATACATTATTAGTGCCACTTGCGACATCAGGATCCGTCATGGCTTTCCCGAAGTCTAAAGACAGATTAAAGGTGTCTCCTTTCCTGCACACTATGTCTAGCCTAGCTGCTGTGTCTAAGTTTACTGTACTTATCATTACGCTTGATCTACAATGTTCTTTATTATGTCGTCTACAGAATCCTCCTCTTTGGAGTCTGATGAAGCACTAGGCTCTGGAATCTCAGATCTTTCACCTTGTCTTTGGGAAATGAGCTTGCTCTGTTCGCTTGACTGCTTCTTTACCCTGTCGTCCTTTCTATCTTCCTTAAGAACTTCAAGCTTCTCTTTAAACTCCTTATCGTCAGTTTTAAGTCCAAGAGTAGCTTGAGCTCTGATAGTCTCGATTTCAACTTTATGCTTGTGCTTAACCTCCTCTAACTGGGCCTCCATTTGAGATTTCAATTGGACCATCTTGGCGTCAATTTCGGCCTGCATTTGCATTTCCTGGGCTTTTGCCTGACTAGCTACTTGAGCAGATTGAGCTTGAGCTTGTGATTGAGCCTGAACAGACTGCTGTGCCTGCTGCTGATTTGCAGCCATTCGCTTCTTTCTTCTGACCACAAGCAATCTTTCAGCTTGATTTATATCCTTTAACTGCCTTATAGCTATAGCGTCCTCAATGTCCAGTTCCTTTTGAGACAAAGACACCTGTATATTTTGCTCTAAATACTGCTTTTCAACCTCCTCCATCTCCTTTACAACCTGAACTCCAAAATTGTACATAGGAAGCTTCTCAAAGGAGCTTATCATAGATGTGTTTTCTTTTCCTATAGCGTTTTCGTAAGCCCTGTACAATATGCTCTCTCTTGGAATTACCTGAAGGCATTTTACTATGTCTGAACAAACCTTCTTAAACAACACCATTGAGGAATTGGTTATGTCATAGATCGCATTATTTCCCGCTGCAATAGCTTGCTGACGAACGCCAACTAACTGCTCTCCTTTAGGAGTAGTTCCATCCATTGCCTCGTTGATTCCCGTGGCATCCCTAATTAGCCTTAAGTAGTGATTGTACAGCGAAATAAACTCATTAATGTTTCTAATGCTGTTCCCTATCTCTCTAATTGGAGGGTTTTGAAATCCTCCCTCAGGGTTTTTGCTTCTGTAGTAAAACACACCTGTTTGTTCGTAGATGTCGTGCAACTCCAATGGCTGAAGGTCTCCTCCCTTTCCTAGCTGTACGTTTTCTAGTCCTTCAATGTCAATGATTATTCCGTCAGGCTTTGCCTTAGCAATAGCTTGTTGAATCTTCAAATGAGTAAGTTGAAGCTGGTCAGCAAAACCGACACAACTGTCAACCATAGACTTCGGTATGTTAGAAGAGATGTTGGTTGCAACTACCGAGTAAGACATGTTCGTCCTTGTCAGGTCGTGCATGTTTTTAGGCAGGTTCTTTTTTAACCCGTAGTTAAATATCTTGTCACACCCAAAAATAAAACTTCCTCCATAAACAGTGGAGTTTTCCATCTTAGACACCTTTCTCTTATACACTGAATTTGTCGGAGACTTATAGCTTTCTTCTTTTTGATAGAACCCCAGGTTTCCGTGTCTACTTTCTTTCTCTTCAAAGTATATACAGTCTACAGAGATAAACTCAAAGTCCATTACCTCCACCATATGCTCGTCATAAGAGTTCATCCCCCCCTTATTGCTCTCCGAGTAAGACATGTTACTGCCGTGTCTTTTAGACGTCTTTTGAGACATCTCTCTATACTCGTCTTCAGTAAACTGATCTCCTGCAATTCTTTTTAACTCTTGTATAGGCATGCTTTTAACATGACCTGCGTAAACCATATCACCAAAGTTTGGGTCTTCAGTATGGCTATGAATAAAGTTTTTAGGATCCACATACTCAACTTTTATCCCCTGATTCGGGTCGTTACTTCTTTTAGTAACCGCCATTCCAAGAGTGGTAATGTCGTTGACACACCTTCTGTAAATGCTGTCAGAAAAGTCATTCCACTTTAAAGTAAGGTTTGTTGCTATTTGAGCAGATATTTCAGACGAAGACTTTATGTTGTTGTCCATAAAAATCTCAGCCTCCTCAAGTGTGTCTGGGACCTCCTGCCCTCCCGCAATGTCAACCCCTGTCTTGTCTTTAATCTTGTCTATTTTATCCTTTTGCTTTATCAGCATCTTTACCTTTCTTCTTTCTACATCTTTTTCAGATGAAGACAGAGGGTCTACCGCTTCTAGGTTTGGATAAGGTTCAGAAGAAAGAATTTTGTTTACTACAATTCTAACGAACTTTGGAAGAATAGGGACAGGGGTAAAATCTAAATTCAAAAAACTACCGTCTCCATTATTTGGATCGAGGCTATTTAAAAGCTGCCTATATATTGTGGTGTCTTGAGTTCCGTTAGCGTAAGACCTATTTCGATCAAATATCTTTGACCTCTTTTTATACAAAGAATTGTCCGCTTCTATAGACCCCCACTGAGAGAAAATAGCTTTCGCGTAAGAAAGCCCATAGCTTTTACCCTCTTTCACATCTTTACTTGCCAGGGGGTCTGGGAAGCCTTTGCCGTTCTTTCCGCTATTGCCGTACATGTATCGGCAAATATACGTAAATCAACTATGCCACTGTTTGGGCTTAGTTCTACGAAAGAACTTCTTGTCGTTGAAACTAGACTTTTTATTTTTCACTTTAGATTTTTGAGCCCCCAGAAGCGCAAGTCCTGAACTTATTGTGAGGTCATACTTTGTCCTGTTCGTGATTTTGTATCCAATCCAATCTTCAAGTGTCGCGCTAAAATACATGTTACCGAAATCCGATGTATCTGGACGAACTCCAACATGGTCGTGAATGTAGCTTTCTATAGCATGAGCGTGGGCCTGAATTACATCCTGAGAGTTAGAAGGTATACCCTTGGTCTTTACGTTAGACTTCGTGTTTGCTGCAAGAAGGTGAGCAGGCCTGTCCATTAAATATCCGTCGTACCCTCTGGATTCAAAATATCGTACTATACCATACTTATTATTCTCAACCAATAATGGGTATCCATAATAAACAGAAGCCATAAGAACATCTTCATAGAATATACTCGCCAAGTCTGGCCTTGAGGCGTACTCTAAGACAAACATATTGTTTGGAAAATCCTCATTCATACTGAATTTATTGTACAAGTGTAGAGCTCCTTTTGACCCTCTACCATCTACAGTTTCGTCTAAGTCATAAGAGTCTACTCCGCCTACACCGTATTCAAAGTTTGATGGAGCCTTCTTTCCTTTCTTGTCAAAAAACTTGTTTCTTTTTTCTGGAGGAGGCTGCCATGAAATATTAAATCTACCCCTAGGGTCAGGAGTAAAAATCACCTCTTTATCTTTGACTTTCCAGATAAAATTACCGCTTACGACTGGGTTAGGGTACATGTTCCCATTCCAGTCTATCTGCTGATAGATCTTTCCAATGTTAAATATGCTCCCCTCAATACTGTCCCTAAACGCTTCATCTTCAGTCAGAGGAAACTGCCTGATCACCTCGTTTAGTTCCGAAGGATCGTGCTTCAGAGAGTCTCTTTCGTTTTTGAGGTACTGAGCGCTCCCTTGGTCTACGTCTTCCCCATCTACACCTTTTATTGTGCGAGAAGGGTCATCCACAACAGGATCCCCGTACAAATCAAAAAACCCTTCAAGAGCATGAGAAGCAGGGATAAAAATACGATATAGCCCACTTCTCGTTCTTCCATTGGCGTTTCTTTCTCCTGGATCGGAGTCTTCCCATAAATGTTTATATTCTTCACCTCCTTTGTTCATTGGGTTGACCGTGCTGCCAACTAAAGCTTTTCCTACTATTCTCTTACCAACGATGAGACAAGTTCGCTCAATACGCCAGGCCTCTTTGATGTCAACTGGCTTCTCCCACTTTCCTGCCTCGTCGAGGTAGAGCATGTGTAGTTTCTCTCCGTCATAGGCGTTATTGGTGGTGTTTTTCCAGTTGACGATGGTATTGAGGGCGTCACCCTTCTGCGACGTCTTGTTCTTTTTCGTGATTCGTTTTGATGGTTCCCGAAAAGCGAGTTCCATGCGTGGGTTCGTAGTGCCATCTTGGATGGGTTTAAAAAAGAATGGGTAACTCCGAAACATCGGAATTACTTTCTTCATGAATATGTTCTCTTGAGCATCTTTACCAGTCTTTGACTGAATGCCCAAAAGCTTGTCTTTAACTTGCGTAGCCTCGTCAACAAGTACAGAGGCACAGATATTAGTATAGCCAGAACGCCTACACTTAGTATATAGCTGACCGATACAATGGGTATCAGCTTCACACGCAGCCATGTGCAAAAATATCTCACGTTGGAAGGCAAGATACGAAGGATATCCGATATCAATCTTACTCCACTGAAGGAACATATAGTGCCTCCCTGTAATGTACGTAGACACGCCATTGTTGTAAAACCAAACACCGTTACGCCTGCGCTCAAACTCCTTCTCGACATAAGAAGAAAACTTTTTTCGAAATTCGGAAGGCTTTTCGAACCACTCATCCATACTTCTAACCCTCGACAATTCCTGGGGCATAGGGAGGCGTTGCCACATCTGCATTCCCTTTGGTTTGTCATGAAAGAGTATCTCAGATCTGGCTGGCTTTTTTGGAAGACCAACGTCAAGGCCGTGGAGTTCGAGTATTTCTCCTTTCTTGCCGTCAGGGTCCAGCCAAATAACTTCATCGGACCTGTCCATATCGATTACTTTTGAATGAGGGCATCCCAACCCTTTTCTCAGCCAGTTCCATATACTTCCCGCACTCGCACTTTACGTCATGACGAACCTGGCCGTCGATGACTTTAATGGATACGCTTCCTGTATGATCTGTGGTCTTTCCACATTCGCATTTATACTTAGACATCTTTTAAGTTACAATATTTGTTAGCCTGAATATCTATGTTCAATTCTCTCTCTGAGAACCTTCTAAGATTTTGATTTTCTGAATTGATTGCAGCCTCTATTAGTTTATCGACTCCATTTTGATCATATTCTGTAGCAGTAAACCTTCCGCTCATATTGTGAGTCAAAAGAAGGTGTGCATTGTCAGACCTGACTATCCCGTCACCTATACACGCCCTTGAGGTCACGTAGTGTCTTGAGTCAAGAATCACGACTTTTTTGTTGCACGCCATAGCTTCGTAAGCACCCCTTCCAAGAGACACCACAACCTCAAAAAGAGGAATTACTTCATGAAGGTTATAAGAGTACCTATTGAATTTGTTGAAGGACTGAAACTGAACTTTAAGTCTTTCACACGATTCCTCGATCATCTTGTTTGCTAGAGTTCCTTGACACATGGACAATACGCCCTGACCGTCAGTGAATGGCTTGAACCTTTTATGGTCAACTCCGTTATGAATTACCTCGCAGTCATACCCCATGTTTTTTAGGTGAGCTTCCACCTCGTCGCTTATCGCAACGTGAAAGTCCACCTTATCTGATGGTTGCTCTAACCTAGGATATATTCCATGACATATTTGAATCATCTTTCCCTTAGTCCTACTCCTGTCTATTAAGTCTATAGTAGAGGTGTGGGACGCGAGAATCAGATCAAAATCTCCTTCTGGAGGAGACGTTGAACAAACAACGCCACTTATGATGAGTTGATCATAAAACCAACCTGGAGACGGCGTATAGGCACACACCTCGTGCCTCATTTTCTTCAGCGCAAGGCATAACTCATAAGCGTGCCACTCAGAACCCCCAGGTATATCTCCAAGCGTGTTATTGGTTACCAATATTTTCATGCCAATATTTTAAGTCGTTTAGTTTTATTTCATTCATTTCTGGTCTACCGCTGGTAGTTTCCATTTCGGTCCTGGCCTTAATTAAGACAGAATGTACACTTGGGTACTTCCTTGAGATCCATACATCTCCTCGGTAGACCTTCATTTGATCTGGTATAGGCGCCCAAAGACTCTTCTTTAAGGCGATCATGCACCCCCACCCCCATCCAAGGTAATGACCTTTGTGTATTTCTACGGCCTCACTGTCTGTTGACCAGCTTTCTTTATGCATTCCCACACACGGTATTTCAGGATGCATTGAAATATGACCAAACAATGCGTCTACATCTAATGATATGTCATCGTTTATGATGCACACGTTTTCATTTCTTGATCTTTCGACCCCTATGTTCCAGGCGGGATTCACGTATATATTCTCTCTTTGAGGCAAGTAAACAAGCTTGTCACTCTCTATGCCTCTGACTTTTTCTTCGACGTTATTGTCTATGAGTATTACCTCATCTACAAAATCAGAGACAAACAAAGACTCAAGAAGACTCTTCGTTCTTTCTGATCTCCACATTGTCGGCATCACTACCGTATACTTCATCCCAGTTAAAGTGTTCTTTTAAGTTTATTTCCGTGACTCCATTTCCCTTTCTCGCGCTCCACTTTCTTTTGTAAGACCCCAATCCTGCGTGCTTTACATAGTAGTCACACTTTTCGTCAAACTTTTCTAAAGACCTCGCTCTACCAAAGTGCCTTACGACCCCGCACGGAACTGAGAATCTGCTTCCAGACTTCACCCTTAGGGTTCTGTGACCTGTTATTTCTTTGAAGTCTCCGCATTTTACAGCGAACGTTATCTTTCTTGCAGACTTTTCAAACCACCGTCTATTCAGGAAGTGAGAGTCCTTATCATCCTTAGTTATGACGGCATCATAAAGATTTAGGGTTATTACTCTGTTTTCGGTTAGTACGTTTGGTTCAAGTGATATAAACTCGTCGGAATCTAGTAAGAACATCCAATCTTCTGGATCCGACACTTCCAGCAGGCTTTTGCATGCCTTACTCCTATGGGCAACTTGATCCCTCCACGAAGACGGTTTCCACGGCTCCACGTCATTTACCACAACTGATTTAGGGTGAGACTCAAGATACTCCCTAGTCCCGTCTTCAGACTGGTCGTCGTAAAAAAAGAACCCATCAAAGGAGTCGTAATGACTCATGAAATCTTTTATTATGTCCATAGAGTTTCTCACCCTACACGCTATATACCTTTTCATTTAATTTGTACCCCCACCTGGACTCGAACCAGGGGCCTACAGCTTAGAAGGCTGTTGCTCTATCCAGCTGAGCTATAGGGGCGGACCTTTAATTTACTAAAACAACACTCCCCTTCAGTCTAATTGCTATATCTTTTTCCCCTCTCGCGTTTATAATCCAGGAGTAAACGCCGTTACCAGAATAATGACTCCCTCCCATTACTGACCCATCCCACTTTTTACTAGTGTCAAAAGACCTGAATACTATATCCCCCCATCTGTTAAATACGATCATCTCCCAGTCTATCCAAAATTCAGGGTCTTGAGTTACAGCGAAGAAGGCATCATTAACTCCGTCGTTATTAGGTGAGAAAGCATTAGGCACGTATATAACCTGCTCTTCTTCCATTCCTGGAGGGTCTTCTGAACAAAGATCCCCCGTAAGACAGTCAATCCATATCTCCTGAACTATGTATTCGTATATAGTGTCAGTCTGATATACATAAGTAGTGTCAAATACATAAGTAGTGTCGTTTACATAGACATAAGTAGTATCGTATATGTATTCTTCTTCATAAATAGTATCGGGAGGTAGCTCTACGTACTGGGTTAAAGTGTCTACTTGATACACGGTGTCTGTGGTGTAATACCATATGTCAATGTACAGGGTGTCAGTTAAATACGTGGTGTCGTTAAAGTAATACTCTATGGTGTCTGGGGGTAGCTCTACATAAACTGTATCTACTACATAGATCGGATCTTCCTGTTCGCAAGACACCCACCAATTATCGATTTCTTGATCTGGATACGTTCCAGTGCTACCCCAATCAGTCCCGTCCCCGTTAGGTCCTGTTGTCGCCCATCCGCCGTCAGCGGCATACCAAGTGTTGCTATAGTTGATTTGCCAAATAACGACCTCTATACACTCACCCAGCCCTATCCAGTAGTCTATGTACTGAGGAGCACAGCAGCTTATACTCCCTGTCAAGAAAGGGTCGTTTACGCAGTCTGTTCCGTATGGATTGTCTAGCTGCATCACAACCGTGTCTCCGCTATACAGAGGCATGTCTATGTCGAAGTCGTTAGCCCAATTGTTTGGCGTTGAGCCCAAACTAGTCCCGTAAGTCCACCCTAAGTGGTTTGAGTTCGGAGACATGTCGCATGGGCCATCTGGATCCCAAGGTTCATCTACACCAGGAACATGCAGACCAATCATGAGCATATTGATTGCCCCTGGGGTCGCCCCATACCCCTGCATTCCACACCCCTCGCTATTAACGATCTCTAGGGTTACCTCGTAAGTGTTTAGGTTGACGTCGATTATGTCTACATCACACTGAGCAATACAAGTAAAGCTTAAGGTCAATATCCAAATAGCAAAAAAGTGTCTTGTCATTCTACTTAGTTCTGTCGGCGAGGTGGGGTTTGAACCCACATGTGACCGATTACTCTTTCTACAAGATATAAGCTTGAGGAGATACTCACCGATTTTATTACTTACTACTCCTTCTTTTAGGTCTGTTATTAGCCCTATTTAAAGAGGCCCTAACAAACCTTTTGATCTTACCCCCCTCGTGAGCGGCGTCCAAGCCATCACCGTTACCATACGTCCCTTTATCACGGTTGTGCTTATTGAGTTCCGCTCGGTACTTTTTGGCCGCTTTGGTTTTACCATACTTGTCGTACTCTTTTTTATAATCCCTAGCTTTCATACTCTCCATTCCATTCCTCGTTAAAGTAAACGTGGTTGTTATTAAGCGAAGATACCCAATTAAAAGAGTCTACATAAAAGGTGTGATCACTTACTGAATTTCTCTGCAAACCCTCCTGAGTAATCTTTGTCTTCTTCGATTGATCCATTTTCACTAAGTTCTTTTACCATTTGCTCTAGGGACTGTCTCTCCCTAATTAACTCCTTACAATCTACTGCTGTTTGCTTTACTGACTGAAGCTCTGCTTTCCTAGCGGATCCATTTACGTCTTGATCAACAGGCTTCTTTACCTCTTCTATCATGTTCGATATAGCTATAGCCATAGCATCCATTAGCTTTATAGCAGCTTCTAAAGTGCTAAACTTTGTAGAGGAGCTCCGAGACCGCGACCCTGTAATATTCTTTGCCATCGATTTTTATTCTATAATCTCTATTTATCTTAAAGCCCACAGTGTCTCCCTTACTTACTCCTACTTCTTTCAGCTCTTTTGTATCAAAGCTCACTACACCTTGAGTAACCTCTTTTTCTTTAAAAGACACAACCTCAATCAATTCAGAAGGCTTTTCATCCACCTCCTCAATTGGCTCAAGCAAAGCCCAGCCGAATAAAGGACGTACAACCCCATCTTTTTTGTTTTTGTAGGCAATAGCTTGATTCTGAGTGACGTGTTTATCAGAATACATGACGATATAATGATTGTCCTCTTCCACAAGTGGGCTGCCACCATTAATAACCACATGATGATGGAAGTAAAGGGTGTCTCCACTTTTCGCGCCAGTCTTATACCTAAGTGGGCAAGAAATAATTTCAGCTTCTGTAGTTCTGTGGTCAAACTCATTGTATTTTGTATCTACGTAAAGCTCTAGTCCAGAATCCGTTTTAAGCGTATCCTGAGTTGTTGCGGGAATTTCCACAACAAAGGTTTCTAAGGTTTTCATTAATTAAAAGTTCAAGTCGTACTCTAGTATGCAAGGCATCTCTTCTATAGACTTCCACAGGTCTGTCCCTTCTTCACTCTTTACGTAGATCAAGTACCTAGACTTGCCGAATTTGTGCAAGTACGCATCATCATGAATGATGGCGTCTATAGATCCTCCCTTTCCCGCGTTCATTCCTACGTAGTAGGCCATCGCATTTTTGGGGTCTCTTCCGATGATAATCTTTCTTACAAGCCCCTGCATTAGTTCAATGATATTCCAAGGTCTCCAAGCATATTATTAAGACCGTCTTCTCCATCTTCAAACTGAGAATCCATTATCTCTTTTACCATGTCCAGCTCATCTCTACTGTCTAGGTTGTAGCTAAATATGCTTTTAAGCTGAACAAGGTCTCCCTCCTCTGGGACTGAATCCCAGTCTATATCTAAAATACCAACCATAAGGGCTGACATAACCCTATCTTCGTATTTGTACTTTACTATCAATTCTTCTAAAGCCAGCACTAAAGCGTAAGCTTCTGAAATGAATTCTTTGTCCTTAGAGGTCATATATCAAATATAGCAACAAATGCCTAGATCGAGAGTGTCCAAAAAAAAGATGTTTCGAGACTTTTCTTTTATGAAGAGCAGGTACGTATCAAGAAACTACCTTAAAAACTTAAACTCAGTAAGGAGAGATTTCTGCGACCAGAACGATATAACAAAAAGTCATTTAGAGTTCTTGCTATGGTGCTACGACCTGGAGTTCTTTACTATTCAGTATGCTTCAAGCGAATACGGGATGAACAAGAACAATATGGCGAACAGAATGATATATCCGCTTTCTCAAGATGAATACATTTACAAGCACTTTGAGAGGCTTACCCCGTCAAAAACTTTAGATGACCATCTGTTCAGAGAGGAGACTAAGTACAACTATAGAGTTAGATACGCTCTAACTCAGAGAGGTCGGCTCCTGGTTCAACGATTCTATCGCAGCCTGGAGTAAAATACCCAAGGTCTAACAACTTCAACTCTTCAAACTCTTCCAGGAGTTCTTTTCTGGTCTTGTACTCTGGGTATATTTTTGGAGACCTGCCAATATAAGAGCCGTAAGAATGTATGTCAGTAGAACTCTTTACATCAAAACAGTCTTCAGGGTCTGAGCTTATGATTTCTATAACGCCTGGACCCCACTTCTCCGAAAACGCCGTGTTTATTTTTCCGTCAAAATTGTTTCTTTGATTTTCGTCGTATATAGATCTGAAGTTTACAGCTTGACTTAGTGAGTAGTTTAAATAAAACTGTCCAGAGTTACAAAGGTGAATTTTCTTTCTTGTAGTAAACACACAGGTTTTTTGCAGCGAGGGATCAGATGCCAACACTGTAAATTTGTTTGTTCCGAACGAAACCACCTTTTTGTTGGAAATCTTATTTATACACTTATCCCAGTACTCTTTTGAGTTGAAATTGTTGCTGTCCATTTTGCATATATAGTCGTCTTCCATTAGCAATGCTTGGCTAAAAGCAAATCCAAACTTTTTATATAGCGGACTGTTTTCTTTCTGAAAGTGTTTTAACCCAAGGGACTCTGCATATACTGTTGAGTCTAAATCAGTCTGCCTGCATCCTACTACTATTCCCTGGGCCTTATGTCCAGCGTCATTAAACATCTTAATGACCTTAGCCATGTGCCACATAGACATCCTGGTTAGCTCAGGACGCTTGTGATATAGCATAAAGAAACAAACGGATCTGCTTACCATACCTTGTATGTGGTTCCTGGATATTCAGGGTCCTTATAAGCTTTTAGGACTCTGTTCCTATTGTTTTCTTGAGAGGCGTAGGATACGTGAACCCAGTCGGGATTTTCGCCATCACCAAACTCCCATATGAGCTGGTCAAAATCCAAGCACTCTTTGATGTAAAAGAATATATCGGCATTGCTCACCCCTCCAAACACATCAGCATCCAAATCCAAAGCGCGGCCTTGACAATGCTGAGAGGTAGCGCTACCGCCAATAGACTCATTGAGCTCCTTTGACCTGAATCCTGACGACACGTAGATCGGTACTCCAAAGTTATCTCTGATAGGTTGAAAGACATTTTTAGATACAGCCTTTAGATTTAAAACCTCGATCTCACTTGGTTCGTTTTTTATCCCTAGGCGCTTGGCTGTCGTGCTTTTTACCGCCTCTCTTAGACTCAAATTTTTGGACAATTTCATTCTGCTTCTTATTGAAGTCTTTAGATTTCATTCTGGGGTTAAAGTAACCCTTAGCGCCCATTAGCTACGACAAGAAGCAGCGGTCTTTCGACCCTTGCCAAACCCAACCTTAGACATGCCTTTCTTGCAAGCACCGTAATTTACGGTTTTTGGCTTCTTTTTCTTCGTCGCCAGTGAGGTAGTTTTCTTCCTGTTGCCCACGCTTCCTGTCATCTGTGAGGAAGGCATAAACCTTGGCGAAGCAGGAGCTACGTTTCTTCTTTTTTTCTTGGCAACAGGCTTCTTGATCATGATTTTCTCTGCCTGACGTTATACTCTCCTCCTCCAATTACTCCTCCAGCCACTGTACCCATCAAAGCCTTGAGAAGTCTTTGGTTTCTTCTGTCCCTGTAGTTTTTGGCTAACTGATCTTGAGTTCCCTGAGCTGGCAATTGTCTGTTTCTAGCGAGGTACTTCATCTCCTTGCCAGCTTGCCTAGACTCTCTTCTTTTTACCCTTCCGCCTTTATCGAAGCTCTTACCTGGCGCTGGCTCTCCACCTTGACCTCTCATGCCCCCTAACATTTCCATTAGGTCCTCTGTACGTGAAGCTCCAGGGCCTCCCTGAGCTTGATTAGCAGCCTCTGAACCTTTCTCCTGCCCGTCAAAAGTAGCTTCATCGAGTACGAAATCCCCATTTTCGTCCTCTACGATAGGATAGTCTTCGTCACCAATCATCATATTGCCTTCCTCATCCTGAGAAACAGCATACTCGTTCCAGTTTCCGTAAACTTTTACCTCTTCCCCGTTAGGAGACTCATACATAACAAACTCTCGGTCTCCATCACGCTGAACAGGGCCAGTGTATTGACCAGTCATGGTAAAACTGTTCTTGCCCCCCTCTTTCTTTTCCATAGACTTTCGGATCATGTCCGACATTGAGTTGTCCTGCATCATTTTCTTTTGTTTTTTTCAGTGAAGTCCTTGCGGTCAACATTTTTTTCTTTGAAAGAGATCATCCCTACCTTCTTTCCCTTCCTGTTGGTACGCTGCTTCTCCTTGGTAACGATGTTTCCTTTGTCTG